GCACCATGTCTGCTAACTATTATATAAATGAGGCAGAAAAACTATTCCAATACATTAAAAACGGTAAAACAGCGTAGTGGGATTCAATTTTAGCATAGGATGGGGTAATAATAGTTATAAATATAAAAAAGATAACGAAGGTAACCATGTATATACATTATCTAATATAGATAAAGGTGATTTTATATCATGTTTTGATGGGGAATATTCAGAAAAAAACATGATTAAGCTCTTTGAAGAGGTTCCAGAAATATTTGCTCCAATAAATGCTATTGCAGACCGTGTAACAAAGGGTATTTGGGAGTTAGTAAAAGAAGGTACAGAAGATGTTGTAACAAACAATAGCCAATGGAATAAAATAAAATCAAACCCTAATTGGAAACAATCATTTAACAAATTTATTTATAACACAGTAGTATATAAAAATTTAACCGGAAACTACTATTTCTATAAGTATATACCGGAAGGGTTTAAAAATAAATTTGAAAACATTGTATCCATTTGGTTGCTGCCGCCACAACATACAGAAGCAAAAATAAAAGCAAATAGAACAAAATACTACTATACAACTCAAATACAAGACTTTGTTGAATACTACGTAGTAAAGATTGAAGACTATGAACAAAATATATATCCAGAGTACGTATTACATGAAGGGTATATAGATATTGATTGCAATACACTAAAGGGCATATCTCCTTTAAAAGCTGCTGAATATCCTATAAGCAACCTTATTGCAGTTTATAAAGCTAGGAATGCAATATATAATAAACGAGGTGCATTAGGTGCTATTGTAAATAAAAATACGGATGCTTCTGGGACAGTTGCATTAACTGCAAAAGACAAAAAAGAATTAAGAGACGAATTCAATAATGATTTTGGAGTAACTAATAATAGAGATACAGTTGCCATAACATCCATTCCTATTGATTTTGTTCGATTTGGAATGAGTATACAAGAGCTAATGCCTTTTGAAGAAACATTTGCAGACACTGCGGCTATATACAGCATTTTAGGCGTTCCTAGATCATTAATACCTACAAAAGAAGGCGTAACATTTAATAATGGATTTACAGACGAAAGAAAATTATATGCAGACGTTGCCATACCGCAAGCTGAAGCTATAGCAACGCAACTAACCAGCTTTTTAGGGTTAAAAGAATTAGGATTAAAAATAAGGGTTCGATTTGACCATGTAGAAGCTTTACAACAAGACCAAAAACTAAATGCAGAAACACAAAAACTAATAACTGAAACATACACAACACTGTACGAAAAAGGTCATATAACAAAAAATGAAATGTTGGTACAAATTGGATCATCTGAGGTTAATGAAGGAGACGTTTATGTAACAGATGGTAAAAACCCAGACCCTTTAGCTATAAAATTAGGTGTAGGTGGTACACAGGCTTTAATAATGGTATTGTCAGATCAAAATATATCACAAAACGTTAAAAGAAATACTTTAATAAGTGTTTTTGGTTTAAGCGAACAAGACGCTTATAAACTAACCATAGATAATAAACCAATGAATCAAAACCAAAATAACCAAATAGAAAAACCTGTAGAAGATGGAACAAAAAGTAATTAAAGTTTGTAAAAACTCATTTGTAGAAGATTTAGACGAAAAAGGAATAGTAACCGTTGCTGCTAATGCTTTTGGTAATGAAGATGCAGATGGTGACATATCAGCCCAAAAAAGCTACACAAAAACAATAAAAGAAAACTTTGGCCGTGTACGTTGGTTTTTAAACCATGATAATAAAATTTTATTAGGAGTTCCTATAGAAGCTCAAGAAACACAAAACTATTTAAAAGTACGTGGGCAGCTAAACCTTCAAAAAGAAGTTTCAAGAGATGTATACGAAGACTATAAACTATACGCACAATACGGAAAATCATTAGAACACTCTGTAATGGTACAAGCCATTAGAAGAGATAAAGAAGATAAAAAAGTAGTATTAGAATGGAAATGGTGGGAATACTCTACACTAACAAATTGGGGTGCAAATAGCGAAACACCCATGTTAGGCATTAAATCTATAAAAGCTATAGATGACGCTATAAACTGGATAGAAATAGCACTCAAAAAAGGAAATTATACAGATGAAAGAGCCACAAAAATGGAAAAACATCTTGAACAATTACGTTCACTTATTGACGAAAAGCCGGAAACATCCACTTTATCAATACAGCCGAATGAGGAAACAATAAATATTATTAAAAATTTTAAAATCTTTTAGCATGAACGAAATAAATGAGCAACTAAAAACTGCTTTGGCTGACTTAAAAGAAGATACTAGAAAAAGTATCACACATGAAATACAGTCAGCACAAACACAATTTGAAAAAAAAATAACAGAAGCAACAAAAGAAAAAGCTTCTACAGAACAATTTGAATCATTAAAAAAAGAATACGATTCAAAACTATTAATGTTAGGTACAGAGGTTGAAAAGTTCAAAAACATGTCTGTAGAAACAAAAAAAATGAGTTTTGAAGATCAAATATCTAAGTCTTTAAACGACAATTTAGGGTTGATTAGCAAAATGAACAACAAAGAAGTAGAATCTATAAAGTTCAAAGCAGCAACAACAATTACAACAGGAAACTTTGGAGCAGGTGTACTTAGAGGTTTTAGAGAATCTGAAATAGGTATTATAAACGAAGCAGAAAGGTTCGTTTTTAATCTAATATCTGTAATGAATGGAGGCCCAGGAAGCAACCCACTTAGTTGGGTAAATAGAGTTCCAAAAGAAGGCACTCCAGCATTTACAGCAGAAGGCGCATTAAAACCATTAGTAGATTGGACATATACAGTAGGAGAAACAACATCGCAATTTATTGCAGCAGCAACAACAGTTACAAGACAGGCGCTTTCAAATATGCCTATGCTAAAACAAGAAATTAACGATGAATTGTTAAGAAAACTATATAACAAACTAGATAACACAATCCTAAAAACTGGTACAGGTGTAGCACCTTCTATTAACTCTATTTGGTTACTAGCAAAATTATTTACAGCAGGTGGGTTAGCTGGTAAAATAGATAATGCAAATGTATTTGATGTGCTACGTGTAGCAGTAGGTCAAGTAATGATGGGAGATATTACAGATGTTACTTCAGGAGGATACATGCCAACAGCAATAGTAATATCACACGAGAGAGCAACATCTATGGACTTACAAAAAACATCCACGTCAGCATACCAATTCCCAACATTTGCAACAGCAGATGGGACAGTTATAAAAGGCATACCTGTATACTCTAGTAAGTTTTTATCATTCGACGAGTTTTTAGTTGGAGACATGAAACGATATCTATTTAATGTAGTAGATGGGGTTAATATAGAAATGGCGTATATAAACGATCAATTCCTTAGCAACCACGTTACCGTTAGAGCTGAGCTTAATGGATGCGGACGTATAAAAACACACGACACATTTGCTTTTGTTAAAGGTTCATTTACAACAGCCCAAGCTGGTCTTGAAACACCATAATAATAATAAATATTAAAAAAAATGGCAAAAAAATCAATAAAAGACAATCAAGGTGAGGTTTTAAACGAGGTAAAAGTACCTGAAGATCAAGTATTACATAATACAGATGATCATAAAGTAGAGGTAAAAGTACCTGAAATAAACCCTGCAAGTGTTGTAAAAATTAAAGCACTTGCAGATACAAAACACCTAAAAAAAGATGTTGTATATGAGATATCGGGTAATGATGCCATACACCTAATAAAAATAAAAGTAGCTGTTTTAGCATAAATGTAAAAATATGCCGTTAATAGACCAAACATACTTTCATTCAAGCATAAACATACCAAATATAGACAATATAGCTGTATCTGAAAATGTAATGATGTTTATTAATGAATATGAAACAGAACTATTACTTGACTTATTGGGGTTGAATCTATACCAAACATATTTAGCCAATCCATTAATACAAAGGTTTGTAGACTTAACAAATGGAGCATTATATATAACAAAATCAGGCGAGCATAAAA